ACTAAACGATGGGCATTTTTAGATAAGTCATATAAAATTCCAATGATTAAAAAAGATTTAAAAGAGTATCCAAGGTTTTTAAATTGGGTATTAACTACAGACAAAATGGATCACGCTAGATTACAGAAAGAACATATTAGAGATTGGGAAGTTCTTTTCTTTGAGTTGGGAGCTGAGATACTTTCTAATCTTAGTGATTTTATAGCAGCTAATCCATCTAAGGCAGCTCAACAAATTCGTAAGGATTTGAAATCTGCTATTAGTAAGGTAAGAACATCTAAAGATACTAAAGTATTAACTACCTTAAAGGTTCAGTTGGATAGACTAAATGCTATTGGTGGTTTAAAGTCTGTTGTACCAAGTGAGGGTATTACTTTTGTATTTAAAGGAAAACTTTATAAATACACAGGTGCTTTTGCACCAGCAAATCAAATATTAGGAATGTTAAAATTCGTATAGGAGTTACAATGGGATATAGTAAAGACATAGAAAGACAAAATAAAGCACTACAATCTATCTTAGATGGTGGTACACCAGAACAAAGAATCATGGTTGGGTATGGTGGTAAGAAAGTAGCAGAAGGTGATAACATAAGTAAGTTAACTAATGTAATGAAAAAGGCTAGGATGCCTTGGTTTTGTCCAAAATGTGATAAAGTAATGAAAAAAAGATTGGATAATAAAATGTGGTTTATGTACGACCATTGTTTTGATTGTCAGATAAAAAAAGAACATAAGATGAGGTTAGAAGGTACATATGATGATTGGATGGAAAATAAAATATTATCAAATAAATTAGCTTGGATAAAAGATCAAAAAATATTGATAGAAGAATTTAAAACTCAAAAAACACCTGAGTTTTTACAACAGATAAATCCAGATGGTTATTCAGTTGATAAAGAAAAATGGGATATAGATGAGGATTCTATTATAAAACAAGCAGATGAAGCATTAGAATTTTTACAAAAAATGGAAGATTCTTTAAAGTAGTATATTTATACATAGGGATATAGCAATGATTACAGATAAAGAAATATATGCAGTTAGTGGAAAAGATTTAAAAAACTTTGTTCATTTAGTTAGTGATTTAAAAACAATAGCACTAGAATATTCTGAAAAAAGTGACTTGGATGTAAGAGAAACTGAATTATCTTTTGATAATTTTATTACTAACTTATTAAGTTCACAAATTTTTAAAAATGTTAATATCTTGGACTTACAAGATGAGTTCTCTTTTTATGAATTAATAAAGAGTACTGGTATGTTTACAAGAAGTTGGGGAAATAAAAAATTTTAAAAGGAGAAATTAAATGGCAACAATAACACATGGTAGTAACAAAAGAACTGATGTATCAAGTCGAAGTGCACCAACTTTTAGTGACGACGCGATATACAATAAAGTACACACGGTAACCGTAGCATCAGATGGGGGTATTACATATCTTACTGGTTCTTTATCTAATCCAAGTGGATTTATGGTTAAGACAGCTGGTGTGGGAGTACTAACGGCGACAGATGGTGGTGATATACCTGCAGGTGATGTAACAGCAGAGGAAATATATCCAATAGGTATAAAAGAAATTAGTGGAAGCTGTACAGTACATATAGTATACTAATATGAATCGAAACTCAAACGGACAATTAAAAGATGTAATAAAACAGGAGTACATAAAAAGTGCTTCCGATCCTGTTTACTTCTTGAAAAAATATTGCTATATACAACATCCAATAAAAGGTAAGATACCATTTCACCTGTATAACTTTCAAGAAAAAACAGTAGAAGATTTTATGCAACATCGTTTTAATGTTATTCTTAAAGCAAGACAGTTAGGTATATCTACAATTACTGCTGGATATGCTTTATGGATGATGACATTTCATCAAGATAAGAATATTCTTGTTATTGCTACCAAACAAGATACTGCTAAAAATCTTGTAACAAAAGTTCGTGTTATGCATGCTAATCTTCCTAGTTGGCTAAAACAAAAATGTGTTGAAGATAACAAGTTAAGTTTGAGATATAAAAATGGTTCACAAATTAAAGCAGTATCAAGTGGAGAAGATAGTGGTCGTTCAGAAGCTCTATCTCTGCTAATACTTGATGAGGCTGCTTTCATTGATAAGATTGATACAATATGGGCAGCTGCTTCACAGACATTATCAACAGGTGGTCAATGTGTAGCTCTTTCTACACCAAATGGTGTTGGTAATTGGTTTCACAAAACTTGGATGGATGCTGAAGATGGTTTAAATGATTTTAATTTTATTAAGTTATATTGGGATGTTCATCCTGAACGTGGTCAAGAGTGGAGAGATGACCAAGATAAATTATTGGGCCCTTCGTTGGCTGCACAAGAATGTGATTGTGATTTTATCACTTCTGGTCAATCTGTAGTTGATGGTATTATATTAGAAGAGTATAAAAATATACACGTAAAAGAACCAATTGAAAAAAGAGGTATAGATAGTAATATTTGGATATGGGAACCGCCAAATTATACAAAAGATTACATAGTATGTGCTGATGTTAGTCGAGGAGACTCTACAGATTATTCGGCTTTTCATATCATGGAAGTAGAAACATTAGAACAAGTAGCAGAGTATAAAGGTAGATTATCTACTAGGGATTATGGTAATTTATTAGTTAATATTTCAATAGAATATAATAATGCTTTGTTAGTAATTGAGAATAACAACATAGGTTGGGCAGCTATCCAACAAGTTATTGATAGGAATTATGAAAATTTATTTTACATGAGTAAAGACCTACAAGTGGTTGATACTCAGAAACATATTAATAATAAAATTAATAGAGCAGAACAACAATTAGTACCAGGATTTACAGTAACACAAAAGACAAGACCTTTAATCATCGCTAAATTAGAGGAATTCTTTAGAGAAAAATCTGTAATTGTACATTCAAATAGACTAATTGATGAACTTTTTGTATTTATATATAATGGTAATAGGGCAGAAGCTATGAGGGGATATAATGATGATCTTGTTATGGCATATGCAATAGGTTTATGGGTACGAGAAACTGCTTTACGTTTAAGAGCTGAAGGTATTGAGCTACAACGAAAAGCAATGGGTAGTATAACTTCAAATCAAGGTGTCTATATACCAAAAGGCAATCAAAATGGTGATTGGACTTGGGATATAGGTAAGAAAAAAGAATCACTAGAATGGTTAATAAAATAATAAGAGGGTAAAATGGCCGATACAAGTTTAAGATCAAGATTACAACGATTATTTTCTACAAATGTAATTGTAAGAAACGTGGGTGGTAAGAAGCTACGAGTTTCAGATACAAGTGGAACACAAGCTTATAAAAAAAGTAATCTAATTGATAGATATCAAAAAATATTTACAGGTGCTGGACTAAGTGGATATTCTGATGCACTAATGACAAAGTCTATGAGACTAAATCTTTTTAAAGATTATGAATCAATGGATTCGGATGCGATTATATCATCTGCACTTGACATTTATGCAGACGAATCAACGATGAAGTCGGAATATGGTGATGTATTAGAAATAAATACAGATAATGAAAACATAAAACAAATATTACATAATTTATTCTACGATATTTTAAATATTGAATTTAATTTATGGCCATGGATTCGTAATATGTGTAAATATGGTGATTTTTTCTTAAAACTTGAAATTGATGATAAGTATGGTATCACTAACGTAGTTCCTTTATCAGTTTATGATGTTTCGAGGCTAGAAGGACTAGATCCTGAAAATCCAGAATATGTTAAATACCTAATCGAATCTACTACATCAGAACATAGATATAAATCAGAAAAATCTTCTACTAGGGATGAGTTGGAAAATTATGAAGTAGCTCATTTTCGTTTATTGTCTGATTCTAACTACTTACCATATGGTAAATCACAGATAGAGGGTGGTCGTAAAATTTATAAACAATTAACTCTTATGGAAGATGCTATGTTGATTCATAGAATTATGAGAGCACCAGAAAAAAGAATATTTAAATTAGATATTGGTAATATACCACCAGCTGAAGTTGATAACTATATGCAACAAGTAATCAATAAGATGAAAAAAGCACCTGTTGTAGATGAAGTAACTGGTGATTATAATTTAAAGTATAATATGCAGAATATCACAGAAGATTTTTTCTTACCGGTTCGTGGTGGAGATTCTGGTACAAGCATAGAGTCATTACCTGGTTTAACTTATGAGGCAACAGAAGATATTGAATATCTAAAAAATAAATTATTGGCTTCACTAAGAATACCGAAAGCTTTTCTTGGTTATGAAGAGGGTATTGGTTCAAAGGCTACATTGGCTGCTGAAGATGTAAGGTTTGCAAGAACTATAGAAAGAATTCAAAGAATTGTTTTATCTGAGTTAACAAAAATCGGTATAGTACATCTATACTCACAAGGATATCAAGATTCAGACTTAGTTAACTTTGAATTGAGTCTAACAAATCCATCTACAATCTACGAACAGGAAAAGATTGAGTTGTGGAATAACAAAACTTCTCTTGCAGAATCAATGTTGAGAGACGGTATAGTTTCTACAAATTGGATATATAAAAATATATTTAAATTTACAGAAGATCAGATTAAAGAAGAGGATGAAAATATATTATTTGATTATAAACAAAAATTTAGACGTTCTCAAATAGAAAACGAAGGTAATGATCCCGCTCAAAGTGGTGAAGCCACAGGTACACCATCTGATATGGCTGTGGGAAGAACTGGCCACGAGTTAGATGATAAGGGTGGTTCAGAAAAAGGTGGTCAACCT